TCAGTATTAATAGTTTTAGGATTTAGTAGTGTAATGGCAACTCAAATAAATCCAATGCCAGTTAAAATTAGTTATAACGATTTATCACCAAAAGCAAAACAACAAGTAGAATGCTTAGCACAGAATATCTACTTTGAATCGGGTCACGAATCTAAAGAAGGTCAAATTGCCGTAGGCATGGTCACCATGAACCGTGTTAAAAGCGGAATATTTCCAGATACGATTTGTGGTGTAGTTAAACAAAAAACACAATCAACTTGCCAATTTTCTTGGATATGTGAAGGCAAATTTGATGTTAAATCCTTGACACACTTCAATCATTCGTTGTATAATAGTGTTCGTGAGTTAGCTGTATATGTTTATGCCAATCACGATAAGATAGAAGACCCAAGCCGTGGTGCTTTATTTTATCATGCAGATTATGTCAATCCAAAATGGAGAAATGTGACCTATCTAACACAAATTGGTCGGCATAAATTTTATGATAAAAAGGAATCAAAATAATGACACAAGTAAAAGAAGCCGTTAAAGTAAGTGCAATCTTTTTTGTTTGTTTAACAATTGTTTTATTATCAATCACTGGTGGTGTTGCGTATTATTACGCTCATGACCGATTATTGATGTCAAAGAATGTTTCAGAAGCCATTGAAAAGGGAATTGATCCATTATCAGTAAGATGTTCTTATGCTTCACACTCTGACACCGTTTGTGTTGCATATGCGTATTCAAAACAAGGCAAAACATCAGCTTCCGACCAACCTATATCAATTAAGAAATAATATGCCAACAAAAGAAGAAATGAATAAGTTTTCCCGTGCTATTGATAGTTTAGTAGCAAACACAGATTATAATTACATAGAAGCTATCGTAGAACATTGTAAGAAAACAGGATTAGAAATTGAAGTGGCCGCAACACTCATCAATGCAAATCTTAAATCAAAGATTGAGATGAATGCTATGGACAACAATTTACTTAAAGAAAAAAGCTCACGCTTACCAATATGAGTTTCGTTGCTATCTCATAAGATTTTCAAAATAGCAAATTAACTTAAAGGAGTATAACATGCCTAAAGTCACTTTAGATGTTAATTTATTAGCTAATGTAGCGCTTGCTGTATTAGTAGTTGAGTTAGTTGGCAAAATCACCGGTTGGTGGTAGTATAAAAGAGTTGGGAGAACTCTACAAAACTCCCACTTTATTATGATGAGAAATTATGACTGGTTATGAAACTTTTGCAATATTCCAAGCTCTGAAGCTTCATTTCACCAAAGAGGCTTACGACTTCTTTAAGTATAACGGCAAAACATCCGTAACCATAACTTCATTTGAAAATCGTAAAGATAAGTATCACTTCTATAAATTATCACGCAAGTTTAATACAAAAGAAGAACTAATTGACTTCATTGTATTTAATTTGATTGAAGATGAGAATTTATGGATTGGTAATCTTTTAGGAGGAGAGGCTGATACACGATACCTTAAACACAAAAAGTATCATCAGGCTGTATCCTATATGTTCAAAGAAGATTGTCAAAAAATCTTTGAAGGGTTAGATAACCCAAATGCACTATTGATAACCAATGGTGATTACCCGATTCTTTTGACCAAATCATTACAAAAAGAAATTGAGATTGAGTCCTTATGTATTTTAAATATGTTACTCAACTTCTTTCCGATGTGGTCAAAGAATATATCGGATACTATCCGATGGCCCGAATACCGTAAAACTGTGCTTAAGTATACCGCATTTATGCCTCAAGATAGTGTAAGATATAGGTTAATTCTGAAAGAAGTATTAAATCAGAAGACTAAATAAGATATATTATGGTAGTTTGTGGATAAAACGAAATACAATTATACAATAACATACATTTACATACGAAAGGTAATACAATGAGCAACTTTGAATCACTCAAACGCAATCGTTCTAGTTTAGAAAAATTAACAAAAGCGATTGAAGCAACAACCCAATCAACAACCGAATCCGGTTCACGAGAAGACACCCGTTTATGGCAACCCACAGTAGATAAAGCTGGTAATGGCATGGCTATTATCCGTTTTCTACCGGCACCAGCTGTAGATGGTGAAGACGCATTACCATGGGTAAGAGTTTTCTCTCATGGCTTCCAAGGTCCAGGCGGTTGGTATATTGAGAACTCTCTCACAACACTTAACCAAAAAGATCCAGTTTCAGAGTATAATTCAACTCTATGGAATTCTGGCATTGAAGCAAATAAAGAAATCGCTCGTAAGCAAAAACGAAGATTAAATTATGTAGCGAATGTCTATGTGGTTTCTGACCCAAGCAATCCTGAAAATGAAGGCCAAATTAGAATTTATAAATTTGGTAAGAAAATCTTTGACAAGATTACTGAAGCGATGAATCCAGAATTCGCAGACGAAACTCCAGTTAACCCATTTGATATGTGGGAAGGTGCAAACTTTAAATTGAAGATTCGTAATGTTGAAGGCTATCGTAACTATGATAAATCAGAATTTGCTGATAAATCAGCATTACTTGATGGCGATGATGCAAAACTTGAAACTTTATGGAAACAAGAACATTCATTAAAAGAATTCTTGGATCCAAAACACTTTAAACCCTATGAAGTATTAAAAACTCGTTTAGATAAAGTATTAGGTTTTGAAGGTGAAGTAGCACCAAGAACTAAAGCTGAAGATGTTGTCGTTGAAAACTTTAACGATTCAGCATTAAATGAAATTGATGCTAAGATTGCTTCTGGCGGTGACGATGATTTAGATTATTTTAAATCATTAGCTGGTCAAGAGTAATACTATCTTTGAACGAAGAATACCCGCTTAGGCGGGTATTTTTTTATGCCACTCGGGCAAGAACCATATTTGTTGGGTTTGCTTTATCTTTAGTCATTGTAGCTGGTTGATTATTAACCACTTTGGTGTTATTGGTTGTGGGTGTATTAATAATCATCGGTGTTTGTGATTTCGCTTGTTGTCTTTGTCCTGATGATACTTCATTAGATGCAGTTGCAACTTGTGATCCTGTAGGACCGCTAGACATCGCTGCGTAAATTTGTTGTGAGGATGCTTCCCGTGCTGCAGCTTTCTTTCCTGTAGGATCAGCAAAAGCAATTGCTTTATTAACCTTAGACATATTTTCTACATCTTCTGGTTTTAGTCCTTTATAACTTAATAAGAACCATGGAATCGCTTTAGCGGCAACTTCAGGAGAATTTAATGAATCAGGATTACTTAAAACATCAACACCTACAAATTTAGAAATGGCAGCATATTGGTTTTTACCTGTGTGTTGAATAAACCCACGACCACGATATTTGAAACCATCACCTGGTGCGGAATTACCATCAGTTGTTTTGTAAACTTCATTTGCTAATCCTTCAGGATTGTTGACAAGTGGTTGTGCAAATTCAACCGAAGGAATTCTTCTTTTTCCAAAAACATCTTGAATTCTTTGTGGTGAGCTATAATTTAAATTTTCACTTTGTACCTTAAAATTGGATTCTGCTTTTACTGTCGCTAAAACATTTGCGTGAGCTTTAGGTGATGTGACACCAGATTCATTCAATGATTTTACGATTGTTGCTTGAACACCAGAAACTTCTAAAGGTTTTTCTTCTTTACTTGGCACCTTTGCTGGTGCAGCTGGTGCTGGTTTTGGAGCTAATAGTGTTGGTGTTGGTGCAGCTGGTTGAACTTCTGGTTTTGGTGGTGGAGCTTCAGCTGGTAAAGTGACAGGTTTAGATAATAAGTCAGCAGCTTTTTGCTGAGCATCTTTTTCTTTATCCGTTACTTTGCTTTTTAATATATCGGGAACAACAACTTGTTCTTTTTGAGGTGTTTCTTTGGGCGCCTCTTTAGGTTTAATATCAATGCCAAATAATTTTAATACACTATTAAACTTATCACCAACCCAATCAGAGAATTTACCAAAAAACTCCTGTATAGGCTTAATAACAGGCATCAGAAAATCTGCAGCTCCTTGATATAAATTCTTTATTGTTTCTTTGTCAATAAATCCTAAAGTAAGAAATTCAACAACACTTCCTACAGCTTCTTTATATGCTTCCCAAATAGAACCCGTTTCTTTCCATTTTTCAAAGGCTGATGATATTGCTACCCAAATAGTTGATACGATTAATACCGGTAATGCTATTTTTCCCAAAACTTTCATTATATTTTTAGGGCTGAGTAACTTTCTGAACCCTTTCATCATATTTTGAATCATCTTTTTAGGATTCAAAATGTTATCCATCAATGTTCCTAATATTCCTTTTTTCTTTGGAGCTTTTTCTTCAGTAACAGCTGTTGGCGCTTTAAGTTTTTCTGCTGTTTTATAATCTTGCTCAGCAATAAACTTTTCATCTGGACCTTCTTTAGCCTCGCCACCTTTTTGTTTTACAATGCCAATAATTGATTGAACGGCTTCATTTAAATCACGAGCAATACCAGGTAGAAGTAGAAAATTCTTAGCGGCAAGACTAAAAGAATCTGCTAGGCTACTTTTTTTATTTTCTTTATCGGTGACGGGTGTTGGTGACATTTATTATGTTCTTGCTAATAGATTTAATAAATCCATATTATAAGTATCGCCCACTTGAGGTTTGCTTCCACTTCCCATAGAACCAGATGTGTTATTTGTTACGGGAGCATTAACTGACGAACCCATATCAGCTGCTGATTCCATTCTTTGACCTTCAGAAATTTGTGATGATTTTGCTGCTAAATCAGCTCCCATAGTAGAAGATGATCCTGTTGGAGCTGGTGATGTTCCTCCTCCAGAAGAACCTCCGCCACCCAGCATTGAAGCGCCACTACCTAATGAGTTTTGTGCTGGACCGCCAGCAGATATTTTACCACTAATAGCTGCAGCTGCTTTGTCCATAGAACCTGAAAGCATATTACCATAACCACCTTCAGGACCTTTATTAAATTTATCCATTGCAGTAGCTAATTGAGTTTTAACAGGATTAACTACATTTTTTTCATAGTCTTCGGCACGACCTAAACTATAATCGCCCTTTGCGTTTAATTTCTTAATATTTTCTAAATTACTTGCAGTAACAGAATTTATTTGGCCTAAAATATCGGCTCGTTGCTTATTGTCTTTAGGCATTTCACTACCTAAAGCTGTGGCTTTTTCTAATCCCTTACTAACTTCTTTTATAATTCCATCAGTAGATTCTTTTGTTGGACTTAAGCCTAAATCTTTACTAACGCCAGCAATAACATCTGTGGCTTTTTGCATTTCTTTTTGAACTTTTTCTTCAGTTCTTTTAGCTTTATATTCACCAGCTGAATTCTCTTTTACTTGGCTTGATGAATCTTTTTTAAATGGGTAATACGGGCCAAAGGTTTTACCTAAAAATTCAAATTTAGGTATTCCTACATTATTAGCAATCCAATCTTTAAATGAGTAATATGCTTGTTTAATACTGTCTATAATTGGTTCAACAACTTCGCCTATACTATTAATTAATTTTCTTAATGAATCTTCACCAAATAAACCAAAAGTTAGAAAATCAATCATAGCACCGAGACCGGTTATAATTGCTTCACTTAAATCACCAGTTTCTTGCCATTTTTTAAACCCAGCAGTTATACCTTCAAATAGAGAATAAAGTAAGGCGCCTATGGCAAAAGCTTTACCTAATATTTTTAAAAGCGACATTGGATTAAATAATGATGTTATTCCACCAAGTAATCCAGTTTTAACAGAATCAATAATACCACCAAGAAAACCTCCACCACCAGCACTGGAATCTTTCATGTCGCCATCTTTTTTGATAACTGTTGGAGATCCAGATGATTGTGGTTTAAGTCTTGCTGCTTCTAATTGAGATTCTTCAGCGTCTTGTGATTTAAAAAAGTCGCCTTGTTTGGATAAATCTTGCTGTTCCTCAGACTTTCTTTCAATTCTAGCCAACTCAACAATGTTTTGGCGAAGAATATTCATGTCTTTGGCTATACCAGGAAGAGCCAAAGAGTTTTGAGCTATAGTTTGTAGGAAATTAGAATCAGCACCATCTTTTGTTGGTGATTCGCCTTTTTTTTGTTTTTTCTTAACACCAAGTTTACTGCGAATTAGTGCTGAAAAAATGTCATCGCCACCAAATGCGCTTTGAACAAGTTTAGTTTTTATATTCTCTTTAGAAAAAGATTTGCCTATATCTTTAATAGAACCTTTAGAAGCTTCTTTGGCGCCACCAAAAAGCCCTTTACCTTGTTCTACTTCAGATATGTATTTACTAGCAAAAGTTGCCATTTTTATCTATTTTTTCTCTGTTGTCGTTGCAATTCTAATCTTTCTTTTTCTTCTTCAAGGTGCTTAATTAATAAGCTAACATAGATATTTCTTTCCCAAGGAATCATTTGTTCAAGCTCAGATAAACTATACTTGTGATGTTGCATTAAAGCAAAGTTGGTCTGATAGTAGTTCCCTAGTGTATCATAACGAAAAATTAAACGAAAAAACTTTGTAGGCCTTTTATTTGGATATCCTCTTCATATGAACATTTTGGGCACTTGAAGTGAACATCTTTTTTAATTTCAGGTAAAGTATCAAAAAACACTTTAATCTTTTCTAAATCTTTTTGTTGCAGATTGTCAACAAACTCAACCAATTCATCTCTTGAAACATCTTTAGCATAATAGATTTGGTCTTTGTCGTAAATATAATCAATACAATCAACTAACATTGAAGACATAATTTCACCTTCAGATTTGTCCTCATATTTTTGAATCATATCAAACGATGCGTATTTAAGAACAACACCTAAATTTTCTGTGAGTTGAATTTTATTTGTATGTTCAGGATTCTTCGTAGGTTCAATTTCAAGTAGGTTAACTTTGAAATCAACAACACCGGTACAAGCATCACTCTCGCCTTTGTCGTTTAAAACCACATTGTTACATTTATATTTTAAATCTACAATTTCTTCTACTGACCTG